TTCGCCCTCGACGAGCAGGCTCAGTTCACGTACCACTCGGCGGTGCTGCAACGACTCAAAGGCTGGGGCAAGGATCCGCTCTTGGCGACGCTGGCGGTCGGGCACATGTTCGGACCAACGCTGTTCTCGCACTGGGATGGCGACCAGCCAGTCGGGCGCGAGAACGACAACGCGTGGGTTCAGATCGTCGCCGTGTCGCAGGTGCAGACACAGAACACGTTCAAGCTCTTCCCGTCGCTCATCACACCGGAGGCGCGTCGCAGGTATGGGATTCAGGTCGGCAAGCTCAACGTCTGGGGCATGGGCGACACGCGTCAGACGGAAGCTGTCACGGCTTCGGTCATGGCGATTGAGGGTGGCCGTCCGACTCTGATCGGCCGGAACGAAACGCAGAACTGGAACTCGAGCAACAACGGTCACGACATGGCCGGCGCGATTGAGGGAAACGCTGCGAAGGCCGAGATTGGGTCACCGGCTCGCATTCTCGACATTTGCAATGCGTACCGCCCTGGTGAGGATTCGGTTGGGCAGCGGGTGCGCGAGGCTTACGAGCAGACGCTAGGCGGCGAGGACGGGTCGGACGCTAAGCATGCCGACTTCGGGCTCATGTATGACTCGCTCGAGGCACCGCCCGAAGCGCCTCTCACTCTCGACGCGGCACCGTCTGTGGTCAGGTCTGTTCGCGGCGACGCGGTGTGGCTCGACGCCGAAGGGCGCATCAAGAAGTCGATTGCGAGCCCGACGAACTCTCCTAGCGAATCGCGCCGCAAGTGGTACAACCAGATCACCGCGGCCGAGGATGCTTGGACGGAACCGGCCGAATGGGATCCGCTGGCCGACACCGAGAAGCTGCTCGCGCTGGGCGAGGAAGTCGTGCTGTTCCTCGACTGCTCCAAGTCCGACGATGCCACGGCCCTCGTTGGCTGTCGCATGTCGGACGGCCACGTGTTCGCAGTGAACATGTGGCAGCGCCCACCCGGGAAGCGTGGCGACGGTTGGCTCGCCCCTCGCGAGGAAGTCGACTCGGCTGTCGATGACGCGTTCAGCAAGTACCGCGTCGTCGGGTTCTACGGCGACCCGTCGCACACCCTCGACGACGAAACGATGGACCGCTACTGGGATCCGCTCTTCGAAAAGTGGAACCTCAAGTACCGGGACAAGCTGCGGGTCTGGGCGTCCGGCAAGAAGGGCGGCTCGGGCAGCGCGGTCATGTTCGACATGGCGGCTCGAGACAACGCCGGCAAGTTCGCTGGCGCTGTCGGCTACACGCTCGAGGAGATCCGTTCCGCGGACTTCACGCACGACGGTGATGCCCGTCTGCGCCGCCACGTGCTGAACGCCCGCCGATACCCGGTGCAGGGTCACGTCTCGATCAGCAAGGCGTCCCGCGAATCAAGCAAGAAGATCGACCTTGCAATCTGCATGGTCGGTGCCCGCATGGTCCGTCGCGACGTCCTCGCGAACGGAAAGAAGAAAGGTGGCCGCGTGTGGTGATGAAGAAGGAAGCGGTGGTCACTCTCGCGAAAGACCTCTTGATTCCCGGTGCTCTGGCCGAGAAGGCTCGCCTCGACGTCATCGACGGTTGGCTGCGCTGGTCGCCGGAGAAGCTGTCCGTTCCGAATCATGCAAGCCAGGAGCAGCGCGACCTCCGCGACCTGAGCGAGTCGGGGTGGATGAGTCTTGTTGTGACGAACCTGGCTCAGCAGCTCTTCGCTGAGGGCGCACGCTCGACTGATCGCCCCTCGGACGGCAAGGGCGTCGCGCCCATCTGGCGGCCGTGGATCGCAAACCGCATGGAATCCCGGCAACGGGCCATTCACCGTGCGGCGCTTGCTTACGGGTACGCCTACACAACGAGCATGCCTGGCACTACGGGGTCAGTCATTCGGGGCTACGCGCCGCGACAGATGTACGCCGTCTATGGAGACCCCACGGTCGACGAATACCCGCTCTACTACCTGCGGAAGACCAGCAGCAATGGGTACGTCGTGGTCGACGAAGAGGCCGTCTACACGCTCATTGACGTGGACGGCCGGCTGCAGTACGTCGAACACAACGTGCATGGCACGGGCGTCGCACCGGCCATACGGTTCAGCAACCAGATCGACCTTGAGGGGCGCACGCCCGGTGAGGTCGAACCGCTGATCACGCTGGCGAAGCGCGTCCACAAGACCACCTATGACCGGCTGCTGATCCAGCATTTCAACTCGTGGAAAGTCCGTTACGCCACGGGCCTCGACATGCCTGAGGATCCGACCGAGCGTGAGCGTGTCAAGACGCTGCTGCGCCACAACGACATTCTGACGGGCGAGAAGGACGTTGCTTTCGGGACGCTCGACGAGACCCCGCTCGACGGAATTATCAAGGCCGAAGACAAGGACGTCGAGACGTTCGCTGCCATCTCGCAGACGCCTGCTCACGCTCTCACCGGCAAGATGATCAACCTGTCGGCCGAGGCCATTGCCGAAGCCCGCGCCATGCTCGACCTCAAGGCTGGTGAGCGAAAAGTCGGCTTCGGTGACTCGCACGCGCAGACGCTTCGGCTGGCCGCGCACCAGGAAAACCGCAAGGAAGACGCGGCCGACTTCACGCTGCGGATCGACTGGCGCGACCTCGAGTCGAGGTCGATGTCTCAGGCTGCCGACGCGCTGGGCAAGATCGCGACCATGCTGGGCGTGCCGCCCGAGAAGCTGTGGGACCGCATCCCCGGTGTCACCCCGGACACGGCAGCCGAGTGGCTGACGTGGAAGCAGGCCAACCCGAGCGCGACCGAGCAGATGGCTGCTGCCATCAACACGCAGTCCAATGGCGCTGACGGATAAGGGGCGCGCACTAACCGAGGCACACCGGGTGCAGCAGCTCGCGCTTTCCGCGCGAGCTGCTGCACGCGCCTCGCAGCTGTGGGCCGGGCTCGACGCCGAGAACATCGACGCGTCGATGCCGGCCTGGCTCGCACGCAACCTCGTGTCTCTGCGCGAGTACCACGAGCAGTCAGTCGACGCTGCGGCAGCGTACGTGCCTGCGTATCGGCGTGCCGAGGTCGGCCGCAACTTCGGCACCGTCGAGCGGCCTGACTTTGATAGGTCGGAGATGGCGCAGGCGCTGATACTGGCAGGCCCCGCACGGGTCAAGATCCTCACCCAGAAGGGTGCGACCGCGACCAAAGCGCACAGTGAGGCCCTGCGGAAGTACATGGGCATTGTGCGCCGTCAGACGATGGCTGGTGGCCGTCAACTCATCGACCAGACCACCGAGTCGGACCAGCGCGCTATTGGCTGGCGTCGGGTCACGGACGGTAAGCCGTGTGCGTTCTGCGCCATGCTCGCGAGCCGCGGGCCCGTCTACCGCTCAGCTGCGACGGCGGGGACGGACGGAGGCGGTCTGCTCGACAACAAGAGCGGGCTTCGCTACCACGGCCACTGCGGCTGTACGGCCGAGATCGTCTACGGCGAATGGAAGCCATCGGAGCGGGACCAGGGCTTCATTGCTCAGTACCAGGAGGCCGCTCGAGCAGCGACCGCCGAGGGGCTGCCCCGCACGGAGGCATCTGTTCTCCCCCGCATGCGCGCCGCCGGAAACTTCCGCGACTCTCCCCTCAGCCGTAACACCCCAACTTCCTGACCCCACCCGGGCGTCAGGCGAGCGCTGCCCTGGTGGCAGCTTGACCAGCCCCAGGAGGGCAACAGATGGACACGAAGACCGATCTCACCGCCACCGCTCAGGACATCGACGGTCTGGCACGCACCGGGCGCACCATTCACGCTCTCCGCGGACTCAGGTTCGTCGAGGGTGAGGGTGGCGACAACCCGGGCTCAGGCGACCCCGCAGGAGCCGGCACGCCCCCGGAGGGCGACCCGGCCGGCGGAACTGCTGGTGAGCCCGCAGGCGCTCCTGCTGGCGGCGCTGAGGGTGACCCCGAGGGCGACCCCGAGGCCGGCGAGCAGTTCGACGCCGATAAGGCTCGAGACAAGATCCGTCGCATCAACTCGGAGAACCGAAACCTGCGCACCCGTGCAGCTGAGGCCGAGGCGAAGGCGAAGGATGCCGAGGGCAAGGACGTCAAGGTGACGGCTCTGGAAGCCGAGAACCTGC